CATGTGTTTATTCTGGTGAACGTGACCCATTTCTTGGATTAGATGCCACGGTGTCGAATGAAAGTGGTAGCACAGCATTTTTTTTTATTGATGGACGGCAATATTGGGTATTAGATGCATCAATTAGAACATTAACAAATATTCCACGAACCCTTTGATCTCTTTGGGAGATGGATAACCATCTTCAAATTTTAAAATACTCATAATAATTCCTCCTTATTTTGAGTTTGGGATAATTCCCATTAGTCACACTCGCAAGAATATGACTAAGGGGAAGTGAGCAGAATCAAATATTGACTGAGCAATATTTAACTCTGCTCTGTGCTAAATCAGGATTGGTGAATTGCTTGTCGCAATTCATATTCAATCTTGAGATCAGCACTCTTGTTGAACGCATCAATAATTGCATTATTGATTACGTCATGTTTTGCCTTGAGCAAGGCATCACGGTTGTCACCAACTGCGATTAGTTGAGTTAGAGGTTGTCCTCTATACTCTGCTCTTTTATTACGCTCATATCTGTTAATTCTTCGTGTCATGATTTTCTCCTGTAATTTACTGTTACTGTTTCTATGTCCTCTCGGACACTCGTCAGTCAGGTTAATTCCTGAGACAGTTTTAAAAGAATTGGGGAGTCTTGCGACTCCCCTATCTTCTGTTTGATTAAGACTTCAGTAGCACGATGCCAAAACTTTCACCAATGCTTTCACAGGATTTCTATCCCATTTTTTAGCCTCGGTGTATCCACACCCACAATGGCAGTATTTTTCAGCTAGATACTCATCGCCACCTCTCTCTTTCCATACATAGTATCTCTCGTCCTCATACTCTAGATTGGTGAGTGTTCCACAGCTAAGATAATCGCTATCTTCACGATTTAACTCACTGATATCGAGTTTGAATCGTGGCGGATTCCAATCATCACCAAACACCAAAGTGTTATCTTTGTAAAGTTTGGCTACTGCTTTATCATTTATATATATTTTTTCCATGATAGTTTCTCCTACATTAAAAAATTGATATTACTGTTTCTGCTTTCGCTTCATTCAGGCTAGATACACATCTAGCGACAGTAGTTGCAGAGGAGCGGAGGAGAAATCCACCCACTCTGCCTGTCATAAATACTTTCTTAGGTTTTTTATAAAACCTCGACAATGCTCATTATGTCTTGCGACTTGGCTTATCCCCAATCAGTAAATAATCAACCATTCCTAACTTATGAGATTGATATCTGAATTGAGAAAACCCCCTTTAGAGACTTACATTTTAGGACTCCCGTCCTGTCTGTTGGCATCTGTTTCAGCCCTAGATTTTTATTGATAGGTCATGAGTATCTACAAACTCATTTGTTCTCTGTCTTGCCAAGGCGCATCTGTTTATCTCGAATCGCCCAACCTCTGCTTGACTGATCTAGCCTTTCTGCTATCTGCTAGAGGACTTTCACTTTGACGGTGTTTCAACCTTTAGGACTCGTCCTTGTCATCCTTTGAATCAGACCTTTGGTATCTAGGAATTGATTTAAACCAAAACGATATTCGATATAAAGATTATAACAAAATGCAATCAATAATACAGTTGTTATGCAGTCTTTCTTATATCAGTTTAAGGGGAAGTAGAAAGTAAATATTGACAGGTCAATATTAAGGTATCAAATAGGTAGCATTTTGCAGTCTTGATCGCGGGGAGATAAACAAATATTATCAGTCTATGACTGATCAAACTAAACCCAAACTAAAACTAGTAGGAAACCTAACAAGCAAACAAGAACTATTCTGCCAAGAATACGTTAAGGGTAACTCAGCCTCAGATGCTTACAGGACTGCATACAATGTCAGACAAGGCACAAAGGACAGTAGTGTTCACAGGTCAGCACATGAGGTCTTAAGCAACCCCAAGGTGTCCTCAAGAGTAGGTGCATTAACTAAGCAGAAAGAGGCTAATTCACTAACTACAGCACTCTCTCTCTCACGCTATATTGTGGAGAGATTAGTAGAGGAAACAAAGAACGAGCATGTCATGGCAAGGCTAAAGGCATTAGAGATGTTAGGTAGGCACCGAGACATAGACATATTCAATCCTGATAGCAAAGTGAACGTAACAGTGAACAACAATAAGAGTAGTGTCGAGTTAGAATCCGAGATCAAAGAGAAACTGAAACTAATCCTGAGTAATGAGTAGGCATATCAGAATGGTATCACCATGAGACTATCTCAGATCATAGGCACTCCATTAGACAATCTCCGCAGTTTCACCCCACCCCTAAAAGACTACCTACCCAACTAGCTACCCCCCCTACCACACCCCCCCTTTTTTGCAAATAAAGTAGCCGAACAACCCCGAACAGCAATCCACTCACTTGATTCTTAGTTTTTACGAACCCTACCCCCCTTTGTTTTTATTTATGCTGTCATTATGCTATCATCTACCCTTATGAATTAAGGAAGTGCCCAAGGAGTCCCTTTGTCTAAAAAATTTTTTATATATTTTTGAGAATCTTGTCCAAGCCATCTTCTGTATTGCCCACCGGCAAAGGTTTTCCGAGGCACTAAGGTAGGTATAGGTACAGGCTAGGTACAGGCGGGGTAAAAGAGGGGTAAAAGTTAGGGACTGGCAGGGTTGAACTAAAGGTTTTGATTAAGGTATAAGTACTATAGTAATGGTATATTAACAGGATGGTTACTAGGGAAAAGGAATTATTGGAGTTTGTACGCAGTTACTGGCAGGATCATTACTGCGCTCCTACTTATAAGGAGATTGCCAAAGGCTTACAGTTAAAGAGTCCCGGTCAGATTCATTTTTTGATAAGAGGACTGGTGACTAAAGGATTGTTGGTACAGAAAGGTCGTCGTACTGTCAGACCCACAGATTTAACGCAGAAATCACTTGACAAGAAACTGTGAAGGGGTGTTAAATACTATAATTCGGTGAATGTACTGTCTCTAGTAAGATACCAGCTAGTAATATACAGGCTGTATTCTTACTAAGGTTTTAGTTTAAGGGTACTTACTGGGTACTGGTAATTACAGTACTGGTAATATACTAGGTGATAATATGAAAGTGGTATTTAAGATTTTATTGTTTTTCCTTCTCTACATGGGATTCCATATCAAGTGAAGGGTCGCACCCCTAACAAGATGGAAAAGCTATGGCTAGACCTGATCTGTCAGCTTGGATGCATTGTCTGCCGCAATGAGATGGGAGTGGTCTCTCCTTGTGAACCACACCATCTGGACGGCAAGACCAAGACGGGAGCGCATTTCCTGACAATACCACTTTGTTGGAATCATCACCGTTCCGGCATAAATACCACGAAGTGTGTATCCCGTCACCCTTACAAGAAAGAATTTGAAAAACGCTATGGAACGGAGGAAACACTACTTGAACAGGTACAGGAATGGCTGAAGGAATAAAATCGTTGGCAACCACTGCCGGTTATTTTGCACCGGGCGCTGGAGTATTGGATGCCTTGGGCATGTATCCTGACGAGAACAGTGTCAGTATGTTACAGAACCTGAAGTCTGGCGAGTTTGGACGAGCCGGTCTGCAAGGACTGGGAGCCTTGGGCGATGCCCTAATCTTTAGTGGGCTTGGTGCGCCTCTAGGGGCTTCGATGAAAATACTTTCCAAAAGCGGCAAGATGGCGCAGGGCGGTGCCAAGCAAATACTGCGCGGCAGAAAGTTTCGGGAGAGCGTCTTGAAGAATCCGCGCTTTGAGTCCAGTGATATTGTTAGGGTAGGTGATCGAGAATTACCGTTGAACACTCAAGTGATGGAGTATATAAGCCCCAGCCAGAAGGGGTTGCAGCAACAGGTTGATCTGACTGCGGATGTGTTTAGGCAGTATGCTACAAAAAACAGGATGATTGGTGGTGCTCCAACTCCGCAAGGCAGCCAATCCAAGTATTTTCTTATCAACAAAGATGTTGGCTTGGGTCCCAATAAAACCGCTAATATTGCCGTAAGGATTTCCGACCATCCCCCCACCTTAAAAGGCTTGGGCAAGGAAAGGTCTGGAGGTCATGGCGGTAAACAGTTTCAGGAAGCCCATTCCAGAATTAATATTGCTCCGGGCAGCAACAAAGCCGTGAATCTGGAAGAAGCCATTGCCAATATTGAGAAGATGTATCTGAAGCCGGGCAGCATTGAGGATATTGTTCGCTCTGGCAGAAACATAACTCCCGATGATTTGCGTGTGGTTAAGATTAAGAAGGGTGAGGTGATCAGTGCCAAAACCCCTTACCATTGGCGCTCTGGCGGTCAACTGCCCTTTGGCTTGGATGTATCGAGATTGTAATGCAGATCAACCAGCAAACCGAACAGAAGATTGATGCCCTCTCCTATGAGGAGAAGGTGGCATTGCTCAACCAGTTGGAAGCGCTGGAACAGGCAAAGGTCAAGGAAAACTGCCAGAATGATTTCCTATTTTTTGTGAAGTCCATGTGGCCCGCCTTCATTCAGGGCGATCACCACAAAATCATTGCCAAAGAATTTGAACGGGTGATCAAGGGTGATTTGAAGCGACTGATCATCAATATGCCCCCGCGTCATACCAAGAGTGAATTTGCCTCCTATTTATTGCCCGCATGGTTCTTGGGGCAGAAACCGGATGGCAAGGTCATTCAGACCGCACATACAGCCGAGCTGTCAGTGGGCTTTGGCAGAAAGGTGCGTAACTTGGTAGGCTCGAAAGATTATCAGAAAGTTTTTGATAAAGTTAGCCTGCAAGCCGATTCAAAAGCCGCAGGACGCTGGAATACCAACAAGGGTGGCGAGTATTTCGCTATCGGTGTTGGTGGTGCAGTGACAGGTAAAGGTGCTGATTTATTGATCATCGATGATCCCCATTCCGAACAGGAAGGAGCCAGTGCCGATCCAAGGGTATTTGACAAGACATTTGAATGGTACACCTCAGGTCCACGCCAGAGATTGCAACCCGGTGGTTCGATCATAGTGGTCATGACCCGTTGGCACCAAAAGGATTTAACCGGCAGCTTGCTGAAAACCAGCATCAAGCGTGGCGGAGAAGAATGGCGGGGAATTCAATTTCCTGCTATTTTGCCTTCTGGTAAGTCTCTGTGGCCCGGCTTCTGGAAGCTGGAAGAACTGGAGTCCCTGAAGGAAGAATTACCGGTCTCGAAATGGTCTGCCCAATATCAACAAGACCCTAGTGCCGAAGAAGGCGCTCTGGTGAAGCGGGAATGGTGGAAACGCTGGGAACAGGACTCACCACCGAAATGTGAATTTTTAATTCAGTCATGGGATACTGCTTTCCTGAAAACCCAACGAGCCGACTACTCGGCTTGTACCACATGGGGAGTATTCTACATGGATAACGAGGAGGGCATGAAAGCCCCGAATCTAATCCTCTTGGATGCTTTCAAGGAACGCATGGAGTTTCCAGAACTGAAGAAGGTTGCCTACAAGATGTGGCAGCAATATGAACCTGATGCCTTTGTGGTGGAGGCGAAAGCTGCGGGTACCCCGCTTATTTTTGAATTGCGGCAGATGGGTATTCCGGTATCGGAGTTCAGTCCCTCAAGGGGCAACGACAAGATTGCAAGGGTCAATGCGGTAGCGGATTTATTTGCCACGGGCGTGGTCTGGGCACCGGAGACAAGATGGGCAGATGAAGTGATTGAGGAGTTTGCCGCTTTCCCCAATGCCGAACATGATGATTTGGTTGACTCCAGCACCCAAGCCCTGTTGAGATTCAGGCAAGGGGGATTTGTCAGCCTTTACAGTGATGAAGAAGATGAACCATTTTTTCCAACCAAAGCGGAGTTTTACTAATTTATGGCAATTGAACGAATAATCCCAGCAACCCCGATAGAGGGGGAACTAGAAGCAAGTGTGCAGGTTGAGATAGAAGGCTCCAATGGCATGGGTACCGAGACCGAAGATGGCGGAATGCTGATTGATCTTGATCCCAATGCTTTTGAACCGAATAGCGATTTTTTTAATAATCTTGCCGAAGAGATGGATGAAAGATCTTTACAGAAACTTTCTTCCGAGTTGATCGGACAATATCAGGGAGACCGTGATTCAAGAGGAGACTGGGAAGAAACCTATATCAAGGGTTTGGATCAGCTTGGCTTGAAGCTCGAAGACCGAACCTTACCTTGGCCCGGAGCCTGTGGAGTGTTTCACCCGATGCTGACCGAAGCTGTGGTGCGTTTCCAGAGCCAAGCCATTACCGAGATATTTCCGGCAGCTGGTCCGGTAAACACCAAGATTTTAGGTCGTATTACCCCTGAGAAAGAACAACAGGCAGGACGGGTTCAGGATTACATGAATTACCTGCTGACCGACAAGATGACCGAATACAGGACAGAGACCGAGAAGCTGTTATTCTCATTGCCTTTGGCGGGATCGGCTTTCAGAAAAGTTTATTACGATCCGAATATGGATCGACCCTGTGCTATTTTCGTGCCCGCAGAAGATTTTATTGTTTCCTATGGGGCAACCGACTTGCAGATGGCGGATCGGGCTACCCATGTGATGAAGAAAAACGCCAATGATGTGCGTAAATTACAGGTATCCGGGTTCTATCGTGATGTTGATCTCCCTGATGCCTCTCCCGATCCTGATGATATCAGGAAGAAATATGATGAACTGACCGGTGATCGATCAGCCTATGACTTCGACAATCGTTATACGTTGCTGGAAATGATGGTCAATTTGGACCTTGAGGGTCTTGAGGATACCGATGAGATGGGCGAGCCTACCGGAGTGGCGTTGCCTTATGTGGTTACCATTGATCTTTCAAGTTCTACCATTCTTGCGATTCGCAGGAATTGGTATGAAGGCGATGAAACCCGCATGATGCGACAGCATTATGCTCACTACCAGTATTTACCGGGACTAGGTTTTTATGGTTTTGGTCTGGTGCATTTGATTGGTGGATTGGCAAAATCAGCCACCTCATTACTCAGACAGTTAGTGGATGCAGGCACCTTATCGAATCTGCCGGGCGGATTGAAAGCCAGAGGGCTTAGGATCAAGGGCGATGACACTCCGATCATGCCGGGCGAATTTAGGGATGTGGATATTCCCGGTGGCGCTATTCGGGATAACATTTCATTCCTGCCCTACAAAGAACCCTCGACAGTGCTGTATCAACTGTTGGGCAATATCGTTGAGGAAGGCAGACGCTTTACCAGCGCCTCTGACATGAACGTCACCGATATGAAACAGGAAGCACCAGTGGGAACTACCTTGGCTATTTTGGAGCGAGCCATGAAAGTGATGAGTGCAATCCAAGCAAGGCTCCATGCGTCCATGCGACAAGAATTTAATATTTTGGTGAATGTGATCAAAGATTTCACTTCACCCTCATATCCATACGAAGTTGATCCAGATGTTGAAATCAAGATGGAAGACTTCGATGACCGTGTTGATGTAATGCCGGTGTCCGACCCGAACTCGGCAACGATGGCACAACGCATCATGCAGTATCAGGCGGCACTGCAATTGGCACAGCAGGCACCACAGATGTATAACCTGCCAGAATTACACAGGCAGATGCTGAATACCCTCGGCATTCATGATGCTGACAAGATTATCCCGCTTGAAAACGACATTAAACCTGCTGATCCCGTGAGTGAGAACATGAGCATGATCAACGGGGAACCAGTGAAAGCCTTTGAGTATCAAGACCAAGAGGCACACATCAAGGTGCACATGGCAGCCATCCAAGACCCCGAACTGGCGCAGATGGGACAGAACAACCCGCAGGGCATGGAGTTATTGAGGGCAGCCGTTGAAGCACACATCAGGGAACATCTAGCCTTCTTGTATCGTAATGAGATTGAACAGGAACTAGGCACCGAACTGCCACCACTGGGCGAACCATTGCCGGAATCAATCGAAAAGAGATTATCGAGTCTGGTTGCCGATGCTGCGGAAAAATTATTGCAAAAGCATCAAATGGAAATCGAGCAACAACGAATACAAAAACAAATGCAAGACC